CAACTGCAGTTCCCTTGGTTACTTCTTTCGCAATACCTATGTAACTGCGTACGCTATTTTGTCCTGGCATTTCACTCTCCTAATGTCGTGTCTGACGCGGCAGACGTTGCTGGTGTTGATTTGTGTGCGCCTGCTGGTACTACATTAGGCACGTCAAACTTGTCAGGCGCTTCAAACTCTTCGCCTGGCTTCACGGTAATCCCCAACGTAGGGAACACGCGTGAGTCTGTTCCTGTGTATTTGTATTTCATTTGTCTCCCTATGCGTTGATCATTTCCGTGACTTCAAATTCTACCTCAGCATACGTTTCCGTCATGCCTTCTTCAGCCGTAGAAGGTTCACCGTAACGCGTTGTGATACGCGGTTCAGCGCCCTGCCATACCAAAGTGCCGTTCACGTCCCCAAATCGGTGATCTGAACGCAGGCGTGTTTTGATTGCATCAATAAGCGTATCAAAATCTGTCATTGCTTCTTCAGCGTTTCGCACAAATGAGTGCTGATAGATCTGCAAAATGATCGTGTAATCAACACGCTTAATACCGTTGGTTGCACCGCCAATAGCAACTCTGCTCTCAGTCTCTGACGCAATGAAGATAATCGCAGCAGCACGTGAACTAGATCCAGGTGTTGTGTTGACGTTGAAATCAATGCGCTTGGGAAATGACGTGAAGATCTGGTTGAGGTTTGTAATCTGTGGCGACGATAAAAATGAATAAATCGTTGCGCGTACCCCTGTGCGCCCTGCCATTAACGTATCCTGCGGTAAAGGTTTACCATGTCTAGGGCTAACTGAATGTCACTGCCGTAACGTGTGTTACCTGTGATCTCACTGCCCTGAGCGCGAGTGGTAATGCTCATTGTGTTTGACTTGTCTCCACGGATACGCAAAAACGCCGTTGTAACCAGGATTGCAGCCTGTTTGATCGCATTAGGTAGATTTCCTATGGCTACACCCGCAGAATGCGTAGAAACCAGCGCTGAGGTCAAAGGAACAGTGGTAGAACCGTAGGTGTAGGTTGAAGCAACTGTGACTGTCTCGGATAGTGAACCGTCGTAGATCTTCAAAACCGATCCTGCCCTGATACCCAAACCGCTAGCAACGGTCAATGAGGTTGCAGCAGCCACAGCCGTTGCAATTGTTGTATTGACGTAGCCTGAGACGTAGGTGTATTTGGTAAACATCTGTTGTCCTGGCGCTGAGGCTCCAAAAGAGAGTGGACCAGCACTGGAGTAGGTCGCAGAAAACTGGCTCAGCGGGATAATGATTTGTTGAGGCTCAAACCAACACTGTGAAGGATCTGTCAAGGTCTGAAGATTGTTTGGAGTAGATCCGTATTCAAATGACTCCAGCGCAATAATCGGGTTGTTGTTTGGGTGCAGTGAAATAAAACCTTGACTGTTGGTGCGTACGCGCTGGGTCTCTGTGTAACGGTTGGCAACTAGGTTTTGATTGAGGTACTCGTTCATGTATGAAGAGGCTCTGAAGATCACGTTTGCCAATTCAGCGTCCTGAGCAGCCTGATTACCGCCCACAACAAGGTTGTTAATGTCTAATGAGGTTGGGGCATTTTTGAACTCTGCAACGGTTAGGTATGGGTTTTCCTCTAGTGTGTCAGGCGTGATACCTATTGCCATGTGTTACTCCCCGTCTCTTTGGGGATCCCCGTTTGTGTGACCGCAACGTGAACATTTGCGAAACCAAGATCCAAAACCACATTCTACGCAAGTAAATCCACGCGTGCTGTCTTTTGGATCAACTGGGTTGAGCGATGCTTCAAAAAACCCTTCACGCTTCATGGCTCTTGCTGCACTTGGGCTATCTACGTTGTAGATCCCGCCACGATCAGGCTTGTATAAACGCCCGTTAACTGTTGTCTCTCGTACGCCTTTATCTGGCGCAACCATTCGTCTTGTCATGTTTGCCCTCTCTATTTAAGTAGGGGGTGCGCCCGATGTGGAACGCACCCCCCATTGCCTTACGTATTCAGTTATTAAGCAGACACAATTCCTGAAACTGCACCGTTCCATGCTGGAGCAGTACAGAAGAATGTGCCACGGAAGTATGTGCTGAATTCGTATGCGAACTGAGTTACTGGCCACTGGATACCCATGTAGTCCTGAACCATGAAGTTCGCCCAAACGTCAGATACCTCTGTGTCAGGGATTGGAAGTGTGAATGATAGTACTGGTGCAACACCTGGGTTCAACCATGGGTGAACTTCTAGGTTAATTGACTTTCCAGTTACTTCGTTCTGAAGTCCAGTCACGATTGAACCGTATGTGGTTCCACCAACGCCTGGGTTTTCGATGTTCAAACGGTAGTTCGCTGTTGAACCTGACTTGATCGCGTCTGAGAGTTGCTTACGGTCATTGCCGTTGAGCAATACTAGATCTGGATCAGCCTTTACGTTCTGGTACAAGTTAGCAAATACGGTCTGGAACTCTGCACCTGGGTTAGAGGTAGAGAATGTGCCGTTGATTGCGTTGTTGTAACCTGAGTTTGGACCAAGCACTGTTGGCAAAATGCCGTCGTAGCCTGTTGCGTATGCTGAAGTATCAGCAGCAGCACGTGAGGCAGCAGCACCAGTTGTTGTAAATGCTGCGTTGTTGCCTGTTAGTCCCTGTGTTCCAGCGCCCTGAATTGTGAATGTACCTGTTCCCTTTAGAGTTCCCTGGTACTTCAAGTTTGCTGCGCCTGTTGCAGTTCCAACGTAAATGTTGTAACCAAGTGCGCCTGCGACTGCTGTTGCAACTGTGACTGTTAGTACGTCACCTGAAGCAACTGCTGTTGAGGCTTCTGTTCCAAGGATTGACTCACCAAAACCGTTTACTGAGATACCAGCGTCAGTTGTGACGTTGACATAGTAAGTGGTTGCAGCAAGTGCTGTCTGTCCTGCGCCTGCAACTGGTGAAGCAAGTGTGAATGTAGGTGCTGATAGTGCGCCTGAGTATCCGCTTGCTGTACCGCGTGCCATAAGCATCATGCGCTCTTCCATAAGCATTGTTGCGTATAGAGTTGAGGTTGATGACAACTGGCGTAGGTCTTGGTATCCCAAACCTGAGAAATTAGCGTCAAATGACACTGAATCAGATAGTGAGTATGAGTTGTAAGGCAGGATCAAATCATCTGCTGCGTATGAGATCTTTGGACCACGCTCGTAGTTGATTGAACCAAAAGCAGTTGTTGTGCTTTCAGTAATTCCTGGCCATGTGTTGCCAACTCCACCTGTACCTGTACCTGTGTATCCAAGAATACGCTTGACACGGTGTGATGTGCCTACGCCCTTCTTGCGTGGGATACGGTTACGTAGAGGTGTTGGACGTGGTGTAAGCAACTTTGCTGGCGCTTCAAGATCGAAGGCTGCAAATGATGTGCTCAACGGTGATGTTAGAGAAATGTCCTTCTGAATGTCCTGCATTGCTAGGCGCTGTGCCGCTAATGCATTCTGAAGTCCTGCTGCTGCATCAGGTGAAAGTGACTTGCTTGCTGCAAGTGCTTCCAACTGTGAAGTAGCGTCTGGTGCTGGTGCTTGTCCTGGAACTGATGAAGCGTTGCTCAATGCCTTGCCAAGTTCGGCAGTGTATTGATCCATACGTTCAGCAGCCTCAACAGGGCTAGATCCGTCAAACAGATCCTTAGCGCGTGGCATTTCAGCCATAGTTGTGGTTCCTTTCGGTTGGGTTTGGTTACTTGTTCAGGGTTTCTGCGGCTTCTGCGTAGAACTTGTCTGCGAGTGCCTTGTAACCCTTAGCAAGATCTGGGTCTGTTGCTGCATTTGCTTTCGCTTTGTAGGTGGCTGCTTTGAGCACGAGATCATTTTGAGTTCCCCCTAATGGTCGTGCTGTTCGCTTTGGTCCACCCGCCACTGCGAGAGATTTGGCTTGTGCTAACTCAGTCTCCAAACCTATTGCTTTCTCCTGTGCTGCCTCTTTTGCAGCAACAAGTGAAGCAATCTCTGATTTGAGTGCTTTTGTTGCGCTTTCAACCACTTGCTCTACTATGGCGTCAAGATCCTCTGACTTATCATCAGGGGAATTATCTGTTGCGACTTCTTCAGTCGCTTCTGGTAGTTCCTGATCTTTCAATTCAGTCACTACTTCATCTGCTTCAGGTGACTTAGGTGTCTCACTTGGTGCAACCATGTCGGCTGTTGTGACATCTACCTGACCGTGTGTTTCCTCTGGACGGTGGCAACCGCACTCCAAGCACTTATCCATTGTTGCTGACTTTTCTTCAACAATAAGATCCTCAGCGCCGTCTGCTGCTGTGTCTTGTGTGACGTTTTTCTCTGCGTCGTGCATTTTGCACATTGCGCCCTTGCAACCGCCTTTTTCTGCACAAGCCATGCAACCAGCGCAGTCGCAACCAATGGTTGACTTCATTGCGCTCTTGTCTGCTGACATTTCAATAATCTCTTCAACCACTTCACCCTCTGCTTCTTCACCTTCATACCAAGCGTGTAGGTGACTGATCGCTTCAAGCAGGTGTGCAATTGACTGGATCTCGTTGTGACCCTCTTTCATTGCTTCTGCTTCAATTGAAACTAGGTTTGCCAGCGCGTCGCGTGCTGCTTCAAACTCAGCCTTATCAAACTTCAAAATGTCGCCCACAATGGACTTTGGTACTGAGATAGTTTCTGTTGCCATTGGGCTTCCCTCTTCCGTATTTGTGTCCTCAGATTGTAATGATTTTTTGGCTTTTGCCTTGTATTTTCCGCCACGCTTTTTGTACTCGTTTACCACCCAAGAGTTGGCAACCGCTGAAGGGTAAACATCAAACTTCTCTTTGGCTTCAGCCTTGACCTTGTTGTATAGATCCTTGTCAGCAGGCTCTGAGCGCTCGCCACCAGGCAGCATGTTCTCGTAGTCTTGCTTATCCTCTTTCTCAATCAGATCCTCAACCTGTACCACTGTGTCGTCGCCTGAGGCAGACTTAGCCAATACCAACTGGCAGTTAGGGTTGGCTGGGCGATCCACAAGGCTCACCTCAACAATTTGTCCGTCCACAATGCGCCCGTTTGCTGCTGCCTTATCGCGTGTCACGCGTGGGTTCTTAATTCCAATGCTGAACCCTTTGAGTACGCCTGCTTCAACCTTCTTGACTGAAACTGGATCTACCACGAGTGCAGAAATGTAATGTCCGTCAGCCTTGGCTTCGTAGTCGGTTGCTACGCCTGCTGCAATGTTGCTGTGTTGTTCTCTGATGTTGCCGCCTGACTTGAACCAGTGAGGCATTGCGCGGTCTAACCAATCGCCGTCGCAGATCTGCTGATCAATGTCAATGCTGTCGTCTGTTGCCTTGCCGTAAACGGTCATTGTGCCGTCTGCGTTGCGATCTGCTTTCTCAATCCCAAAAAACGCTGTTGTTAGATTAGACATTGATGATTTCTCCTTGTTTTCGTTTTCTCTGATAATTCTCTTTGCCCAAGCCCAACCAGCGTCACCGCCCCATAGTAACCATGCTATGTAACCTGCGCTGTCTTTGCCCCAGCCTTCACCTTGCTTGTCCACTTCGTGACGCGCAAAAAATGAATTCATGCGTTTGATTGTGTCTAATGATAGCCCTGAACCGTTGGAAAGATCTCTTGCGCGCGCAACCCCTACTTCAGTGCCGCCACGGTTGTATTTGTCCCTGAGTTCTAAGCCACGCTTGGCGTTGGCTCGCACTGGGGCTGGCGGGACAAAACTGTCAGCCATTAATTGCTACCTGTGGTCATAACTGAGACGGTGGTTGAGTTGCCTGAACTGCAAACCGCAAACAATTGCTCACCTGAGAATAAAACGCATTGAAAACGGTTGTTGATACCTGTTGATTGAAACTTGCCAATCACGTAGCCGTTGGTTGAAGTGACGCTTGGATCACCTAAGAATAAATCGTGAGTACCGCCTGTGTTGGCAAGGTACACGTTCATTTCCTCTTGATCCCCGTCATTGACTGCAACGCAAATTGGAGTATCTGTGACGGTGAGATAAGTAGTTTTAAGCGTCATCTATTCCTCAATCCACTCTAACTTGACGTCAGCCAATGCTTCTTCAAGGCTTTTCGTAACTTTAGCAGGTTCAGCGCTGGTTGGTTCGACAAAGTAGGGAAAGCAGTCCCCTTGGGTATGAGAGATCAAAGAGTAAAACGGGATTTGCTTGCCGTTGGGCATTGTCAATAAAGTCTCTTCGTTGAGTTTGCCTGAGTACGAGATCTCGCCCCATGGCGTATCTACTGTTTTAGTTTTGGACGACAATTTGTATCCCCTTTGCTTTGAGTTTGTTTATCATTTCATCACTGGCGCTAGGTGTGTACTGAATAATTACACTTTGAATGTCGTCCAGCGACACGCCACCGTGTATCTGCACTTCCCAATAAGAGTAATTTTTGAACTGAAGGGCAACGTCACTGGGTTCCATGCCTGCTCTCAAAAGATCCGACAGGGAAGATCGTCTCATGTTAGTGCTATTCAATGGTGAGGCTTGCGCCAGTTGATTGCTTGTAACGTTTCCTGATAGCACGTCTGTAATCGCAACAGGGTTTTGCTCGGCAAATGAGTCGCCTAACATCATTGTTGTGCGGTTTTTGACACTCTCTTTAAGTTGAACCTGCACTGCGCCGTACATGCTTGCGTCGCCTTCAAGACTTCCGTAAATTGGGCGCTCAGTAGGCTTGATTGTCTTAGGAATACCCATGGAGTCGGTTTCCACTTTCAATCTGTTTTCCATGTACTCAGAATAAGTAGGTTTTTCAAAGATTGATTTGAAACGCCCGTCACTGACAACGCCCTGCAATGAAGCAGAACTGAGGTTGATACGCAATGGTTTTTGCGCTGCTTCCAAATACGTGTCTTTCAAAATCTTTTCCGCTGCAAGCCTTTGTTCCTCAGGCAACGTGCCAAATCTGTCGTCAAATGTGTTGGTCATCTTGGTTGGATTGAGCGCGTAAGGCATTGATTCAGGCTTAGGCGCAATGTCCACCACGCCGTTTGCGTTTGGCTCAAACTCAGGAATGACAGGCAAAATCGCACAACGACAATGTGGGTGAGCAGGTGGCATGTCTGCACCGCTTGGAAAGGTTGAGCCAATGTTCACTACCGCGCCACTGTTCATTGCACACTGAGGGCAAGGATCTGAGGTTGACCACTCCATTTGCTCCAGTTTTGCTGCTTGGTAGCGAGTGATTGCACCAAACGACATTGCGCGGTTAGTCTCAGTGATTGCAATAGATAGCGCTCGCGCAGGGTTGCCAATCGCGTCGTTGATGAGCCTTGCAGCACGCGTGTCGGATAGTCCCTGAGCGATACTGTCAGCCAGCGCTGTGCCTACTCTGTCGTAGCCAGTCTGGTCAAGATCCTTGATTGTGACTCGCGCTCTGCCTAGTAACTCTTGAAATGCTTTGGGTGGTCGCAATAGTGTCGCCGTTGCAGCATCACCTGGTCTCCAGTTGTCCCAATCCACGTAGTCAGGTGAGCCTGCTTTCTTAGCCTCACGCGCTCTGGCAATTTGATCGTCGCCAAACGCCTCACCCAACACAAAACCGTCTGCCCAAGTCTTTTGCAGCACTTCAAGCAACGGTTCATTGTTGATCCGCATGTTGAGCATTGCCCATGCTCTGGCTCTGGCGCGATCTTGCACAGGGTTTTTGGACACTGCTGGATCTGTGCGACGGTATGCAGCAAGCACCCGCTTAGCGTCAATCCCCTGCCGCAATGCTGCTTGGATCTTACGTGCGTTGGTTGTCGCTATGCGCACATCTGCGTTGTGTGCGCCTTGGTTCATGCTAAATACGCCTTTGCCAATGCTTTGGCTGTATCTAAGTCCCCGTCAAACACGCACTGATTGAGCGCTTCAGCAACTATTGGGTCAATTGTCTTGAACTCAAAATCACGTCCCCTGTCGCCTTTCTTAGCCCACTTCATGAATGCTTGAACCTCTTTAACAGTCTCAACCGTCACTGGTGTCTCTTCAACTTCAGGCTCTTCAACTGCAACTGGCTCTTGAATTGCTGTGGCTTCAGATCCTTCCAGCGCTGGGGCTGTTGTGAGTTGAGCAGCGTTGATCAATCCGTCAGGGCTGAACAAGAACATACCTGCACCGCTAATCAAGATAGGCATGTCTGCTTGTGGAGTGTCTAGTAAAGGCAATCCCATTTCAGATCTGCGCTCATTGATTGTCTTACCGCCTGAGGTGACTTCAATTTGAGCCTTGCGCGCGCTGGCTTCATCGTCCAAGCGCTTGCTTGTCATGAGTTTGAATTCAAGTTCACGCGGCATACCCAAGTAGGTGTATGAAAGGTTGGTCAGCATTTTGCTGATCCAGTTTGCTAGTGGCTGAATACCAATGGCTTCTGCGTTTTGTGCTTGTCCCTCTGAAAAACCTGCACCGCCCAAACCGCCCTTTGGCGCAAATCCAATTTCACTTGGTTGAACTCCAAAGTGTCCACAAATTGAGGTCACAAGGTAATCGTCAAGCGTGTCTTTGAACTTCTCGCCGTAGCCGTCATTGGTTACTGGCACTAAGCCTGTTGGCAATAGTCGTGCGCGCTTGCGCTGTTCTGTCTGTCCCGCAAGATCATCGTTGAGAATACTCTCGTAAGCACGTAGCAAGTCAGGGTTATTACCCCAGTCTGCTGTCGTGGTGAACATCAAATCTGGAATTACGCCGTCAGTGTATTCAGCGCGGATCCATTGCTGACGACGCAAGTAAATGTCAGCCAAAGGTAGTGCGCGCTCAACTGGTGAGTATCCGTAAACGCTTGTTGTGCGACGGTTGCGAACCATGTACGCCAAATCGTCAGCAGTGAACTCACCGTCAGCATTTGGGTCATCGTCGTTTGCAGTGAACTCAGCGCGTGGGAAACCGTAAAGGATCTGTTGGTAAGCAACGTCAGGTGCTTGTGGTCGCATACCTCTGTCGTCCAACATTGGCTTGATTGTTGTGCCGTCTAGGATCTGAAACCCGTAAAGATCTCCACCCACACTCATCTGAGGCCAAATAGCCAGTGCGTCAATAACAAGGATCTCTTCAGCCGCAATCATCAACCAATCTGCAAAGGTCAATCCGTTGCTGCGGTCTGGGTTTTCCCAAAATGTTTTTAAGCGATCAATCTCATCAGTGAACTGTGCGCGTGCAGTAGCCATTGCGCGTACGTGATCTCCACCAAACTCTGCTGCAATCTTTTCTGACGCGTCTGCGCCAAGGACAATGTCCCACTCCAAGCCAACAAGTTTGTTTTTGCTGACTTCAACGCAACGTCGCAAAATGTCAATCTGATCTGCTGCTGCTCGTAAAGTCTTGAACGGGATAAGTTTTGTTTCAGTGATGTTGATGTTCTGTGCTACTTGGTATTCGTAGCGTCGTGGGTCTGGTCGCCCGTCATCGCGCAGTGGGTTGATCGCACCTGGAGTAATCGGTACACCTGGACCAAACGCAACAGGCTTAAACTGTTCACGCCCCAGTGGCACGTTGTTGCCGTATGACTGCCCAATAGATCCATTGCGCATGTCTTGTTCGGTCATTGTTACTGCGCCTGCTGGTAATGCGCGCTTTTCAATTGCTGCTGCAATCTGCTCTGCGATACGGTCTGTTATGCGACCCACGTGTATCTCCCTTGTTTATGCCCCTTGTACTTCAGGCTGGTGTAATGATAGCGCTTCCACACTTCAAACACATAGGTGACGACTTAGGGTTGGGCAGGTTGCACTGAGGGCAAAAGTTAGCAATGGCGTTAAAGTAATTCATCACGTTTTGCGTGCCTAAGAGATCTGCAAACCCCTGCACCATTGCGTCAATGCGATCTGGTGAGTCTGGATCCTCTGGCGTCCACACGGTCATTTGATCCTCTAATTTGGCGAACTCTCCAATGTGGTGGATACGTCCCTGCTCATACATTGCTGCAACTGGCTCAGCGCGTAATCTCTTACCCACGTGCGCTCGCACTTCTCGGATTGGTAGCCCTAATCGGATCTGCTTCAACACCGCGCTCACCATGTCACCGCCCTGATTGACTTCAACCAGGATTGAGTCTGCTTTCCACTCGTCAAAAACTGAAACTGCTTTGCTTGCCCAATCTAATGGAGAACCCTTGAAAGAGTAATCACCCAACACGTATCCATGTCCTTGCGCGTCAGATCCCAACACAACAATTCCCGTCTCATCGCTATCTTTTGTATTAGTGACTGCGGGATCCACGGACACGACTATTCTTGCCAGCGCTGGAGCCTTCTGAAGCCTATTTCGCTCAATAAGTCCCCTAGTCCACAATGCGCCCTCAACGTCGTCCAAAATCTCGCCAAACAGTTCCTGACGCCCTAATCTGGTGCCTGCGTATCTGGCTTCTAGTTCAAGCAGCGCTGAAGGTGCAAGGTTGGCAGCATTGTCAAAAGTAGATCCGCGAGTGATTGCCACAGATCCGTCATTGCGCCCTGCTAATGCTCTGATGAGCGCGGTTGGTCTCGGTGTTGTTGTGACGACAATGCGCGGTTTATCTCCCAGACGCATACCAAACTGCAACTGATCCCACGCGTCTGAATAACGGTATGCCGCTAACTCATCACACCACGCGCCGTGATGCTGTGGTCCACGGAAACGATCAGGCTTGTCTGCTGAGAATAGTTTTATCTGCGATCCGTTGTGCAAAAGGATCTCGCCAAGCGATCTGTTCCAATCCTTCAACACCTTGTAACGTCTCAGGACATTGAGTACGCCTGACTCGCCTTCAGCGCAGGTATCTCTTGCGTCACCGTACGTTGGTCCAACTATCGCCCAGCGCGTGTTGGGTTGGCTGATTGCTTCCCAAGCAAGCCACTCTGCTGCAGTGCGTGTCTTACCTGCACCGCGCCCAGCCATGTACAACCAAATAGCCCAGTCACCCTCAGGCGGTAGTTGTTCCTGTCTCGCCTGTTCCTGCTTCCAGCGCCAGCGTGACGCCCTGATCCATTCCTCTGAGGTTATGGGCAATTCGCTCAATGTCGGCTTCAATTCCGCTTGCGTCATACGTAACCACCTCTGCTTGGATCTTTGTTGGCGCGTAAAGTCCTAACAACTTACTGCGCTCTTGTATGCACTTCAAAACAAACTCGCCTGCCTTGATGTTGGGCAACATGTCTTTCGTACCTATTGCGTCAAACCAATGCGCTCTCTGCAATCGGTCTAGGCGGTCAATCTCCATGTTGCGCAGTTCATCAGCGGGTTGCTGTTGTGTGCGCACCATTGCCCTTTGGTATGCCTTAAACGCGCCTGAACCGTTTGCGTATCCAACTACCTCAGCGATAGCGTCCCAAGTAGCCCCTGAGCGCTTCAATTCAAGCACTCTGATCTCTTTGTCTATCTGCTCTGGTGGCGGTGTTTTTCTCATACGTGTTTTGCTTCAACTTCCGTTGATAGTAAATTTACTATTTCTTGTAATGTGTCTGTGTAATCGCACAACTGCCAGCAAGAGTTATCTAACACGTGGTCAATTATTTTGTTTTCAATCGTGCGCATAATTTTAAGGGTTGTCTGAGTCTTTACGTAATCTGCAAACTCATCAATCTCGTTAAAATCGCAATCAAATAGAGACGCAGGTTTGTTCTGCTTTTTGTGTGCCTTACCAACATGTTTTCTCATCTACGTTTCCTATTCATCAGGAAAAGATTACATTACGCATGAGATCCGCGCCAGCCTGAGGTGTTAGTCCTGACGGTATCTCAAACGCCTTGTACGTGTTAGCAAGGTTGCGGTGCTTAGTCTCTCTGCCTTTAACCCAAGTAGGGTTTTGTGTTTTACCTGTTATTGCCGATCTTTGCGCCCTACGCTCAGCGCACAGTGCAGGCTCAGTGTTCAGGTAGAACAGGTGGAACTCTCCAATGCCCTTACACAAATCAAAAAAACGTGAGTTGGCTAGTCTGTCGCCTTCTCCGTAAATGATTGAATAGTCTTTGGCGATCCTTGGTAGCCACGGTTCAATCGCAAGTATCGCCGTATTGCCAAGCGTGTCTGTTCCGCCAAACGTTGGTCTGAGCCAGCCAAGTGAGAGTGCGTCGCCATACGGGGTATGGTGGGTTCTGAATTTGATTGGATCTTCATGGTTAGCGCTGTCTCTCCAATCGTGTGTAAATGCTTCTGTCAAAGTTGTTTTGCCTGATCCTGGCGCGCCTATGAGGTAAATAATCTTCATTATTTGCCAATCTGAGTCTTCAAATCAATGTTTGGAACAATTACGTCAGGCTTGAAAATTACGCGGTAGTTGTAAACACTTGCGTTGACGCTTTCAATCTGCTCAACAAAATACGATACGTTGTCGCTCAGCCCCAAAAAATGCTTTTTGAATGTAGTTGGTCCAGTTTTGCAGGTTACTTCCAGCGATCCGCCTAATGCTGCGTCACTGGTTTCAACTGAACACAAGCCTGTAATCTCTAATAAATACTTGTCGGTAATACCGTTAAAAAACACTACGCGTCGTTGCATTTCAAATTGCTCTGCCGCAACAGATAAATTGCGTGAAGCCACGTCTGCATCTGAATTGCAACCTGTTAAACCCGTCACTGCCAGTAAAACTACAATTCCAATGCCAATTTGTTTTTTCATGTTTGCCCCCTCTATCGAACAAAACCCCTACTCAGATTGAATAAGGGTGTTGTCCAGCACTCAACAGGCGGTTGCCTGCCAGTAGCCGTAATCTAACTGTGTTTTGTAATTAAGGCAAACTCTCAATCCACTTCTCAGCGATAGCAGGTGATAGCCCGTATCCGCTTCTGGCTAATCCTGAGAAATAAGCGTTGCGCTGACCTAACTCTGGGTAAATCGGTATGCCGCCTTTGCCCTTTGCTCTCCAGCCTAATGACATCTCCCAATCACCTGACTTGACTATGCCTAACGCAATCGCTGTCATCAGCATCTCTTTTGCGTCATCTATTGCCTTGTCAGCGGTTGCAGCAATTGAAGATCCCAAGCGCGTCACGCCGTTTACCTGAGCAACTGAGAGTGATTTGTATGGTCGTAAATGATGAACACGATAAGGTGAATAGTCCAAATTAGCGTTTTGGGAGATCCAAGTGACACCCGCAAAGAAAGTCACGTCACGTGATAGATCTGCCCCGTATGCGCCTGTGCAATTCAAAATGGCGTCGCCCTCAATCAACTGTCCTGAGTCAGTAGTAACGTGTTGCGTGTATAAACCAACAACACGCTCTTTTACGTCAGGCTCAACCAGCGGCAATAGAGGATCTACCAGCCACCAATCCTTTTGTTTTTTAACTTCTCGGTTGCGCCAATTTGATACATACGCTTCTCTGGATCCTGCTGCACCCCAAGCGCTGTACCACTCCCAAGATCTTTCAAGGTCATCACGCTCAGATTTGTCGAACCATGTTGGGCGTATCGTGGCAAGGGCAGATCTGGACGCAGACTGCTCTGGTGCGTGGTCAATCAAAGTCACGTCCCAGCCTTTGTCACGTGCAATACGCGTTGCTGAGGATCCTGCAATGCCAGCGCCAATAACAATTAGTTTCATCTCAGTGCAATCTCTCTTGTGTCGCGGTAAACGCTTTTGCGCTTTTTGTCTATGCCTTCCCAGCCGTTCAACTCACCTAAGTATGCGTGTGGCAGTGTCTCGTATCGCGCCTTGAACGCCATGGCAGTTAGATCCGACGGGACACGCAATAACTGTTCCTGCATTTCATCAATGTCAATACCGACGTAGTAGCGCCCTTTGTTCAGCGCGTAGAAATCGCACAGTGAGGTTTCAGCCGTTTCAATGCTCACTTGTGAGGTTTTGCCTGTGAGGTTTTCAACCACCTTCAGGCTCAGTTCATCTAGGTATGCAATCTCAGCGGGTGAGTTGCCTTGCGGTAGTCCAGGAAAGAACAAGCCCAGTCCCTTGCGTGGTCCACTTGAATTGGCGTTGCCCATGTCGGGTGCTGCAAGGTTGAACCCGTGAGACTTCATCAAGATCTCTGCTGTTTTGTATGCTGCCCAGCGCCCGTTGCCAAACACCGTCGTCAATTCATCGTTAAGTGTTTTCCAATTTGTCAGCGGATCCTCAGACGTAGTTGCACTATCCAACCAAGCCCCCAAGCCACCGTGTTGCTCTGCTTTGGCGCACAGTGAGTCAAGGTGTTGCGCAAACTTCAATGTTGCTCTGTGAGATCTGCGCGGTTGAGCAATA